GATTTTCAATGTAAAAACTCCGCATGCTGTTTGGGATGCCGAAACGCAGTATCAAATCGGCAATCAGGTTTGGTGGCACGACAAGGTGTACACCTGTGCAAATTCAAACTATGGCATCGCACCCGATGACCCACAGGCAGCAGTTTACTGGGGCGCAGGAACGACATACTCCCTGACAGCAGGAACATTGCCCACCGACACGACAAAGTGGAACGCAGCCGACAACCGCAGCCAGCAGTTGGTCGTTTACATTGTGAACATCGCATTGTACTACCTGCATAAGCGCATCGCTCCGCAAAACATTCCTGCCAATGTCGTGCTGGCATACGACAACGCGATACAATGGATGATAATGGCAGCAGGAGCGAACACAGGAATCACAGCAAACATCCCGAGGTTACAACCAAAGGTAGGCTACCGAACACGCATGAGCAGCGTAAAGAAAAACACAAACCACTATTAAGAGCATGGCAAAATCAAACAACATATTCAAAAATCTGCGAAACTATTTCTTTCAGTACACATCCGCGCAGGACACAAAGATGCCGGGGAAATATGGTCAGGCGAAAGACATCAGGCATGAGAGCATCGCGCAGATAATTTTCAGCAGAGCAACGCAGGACATCAAGAAATGGCGTGATGCGGTGGTGGAAGCCGAGGCAGGTATAGAAATAATGCGCCAGCGTGTGAAGATGCAGCAGATTTACATGGACACGCTGTTCAATGGGCATGCATTTGGATGCTATGAGGTACGCAAGCAGAATGTTCTGAAAAAGCAGTTTGACCTTGTTGATGTAAACGGAAACATCAACGAAAAAGCCACCGAATTACTGCGCAAGGATTGGTTCTTCCGCACGCTCGATGCAAAGATGGATTCTTTGTTTTATGGCTATTCGCTTTTGAATTTCTCCGATGTAATCAATAACGAATTGTTTTCGCGTGACAGAGAGGGCAATCCTGCACCGATAACGGTCATACCTCGTCCGTGGGTATCACCCGACAGGCTGCGGATTTCATCAGTACCTTACATGATTGGAGGTACACCATTCCGTGACAAAAACTACAAAGATGATTTTGGCAACTGCCCATTTGATTGGACATTCTACTTTTCAACACCATCTGACAACGGAGTGGCAACTTGCGGATATGGCTTGCTGTACAAGGTTGCATTATATGAGATTTACCTTCGTGCATTGATAGGTCAGTACGCCACCTTTGTTGAATTGTTTGGTCAGCCAACAAGGCACGGAAAAACCATGAAAACAGGTGACGAGCGTGACGATTTTTTCAACAACCTTGTTGACATGGGCAGCAGTGGTGTAATCGTGACCGACCCTGCGGATGAGATTGAATTCATCGAGAGCAGGAATTCCGGTTCGGGCTGGCAAGCGTTTGATGAGTTGAAATCATATCTTGAAAAATCCATCAGCAAGGTAATTCTCGGACATGCCGATGCGATGGATTCCACACCGGGCAAACTGGGTGCGAACACCGAGATACAGGCAGCCATTAAGATGAAAGAAAGTTTTGACTGCAAGGCGGTGGAGCATGACATCAATGTGGAGGTGCTGCCTAAACTGCGCAATCTTGGATTGGATATTCCCGAAGGCTTGCATTTTGCTTTCAGAAATGTGCAGGAGCAAGAGGAATTTCGCAGGAAGGAGGATGAGAGTAACAAAGTAACTGCCGACCTTGTAAAAACATTGAGTGATGCAGGGTATAAAGTTGCACCTGAGTGGATTCAGGAGCGCACAAACATTCCTATCACCGAAAAAGAGCAGACACAACAGGCAGAAGCGACAAGCGCAGCCGAGAGAATCAAAAATCTTTACAAAAATATATGAGCCAAACAATCAACAAGCATTTTAGTTACATCAACAAATGGGAATCGCAACACAACTTAGGTATTGATGCCATCGCCTCGGCAGTAACATGGCACAGGCTTCGCATGCTGCCTTTGAAAACAATCTATGTATCTATGCGCTATTGGAGTGAATGCCTGCACTGGCTGGAAAAACAACGAAAGCAAAAGCGCATCACCGATGAGCAGTTTGACATGGTGGTAACCGAGAAATCATTTGACTTTGACAGCGTGGAAATAAAGCCGAGCGAGTTACTACTCAGCAGCAAGCCGATGATATTCGAGTTTCACGAAAAGGCAACCGAGAAACAAATCAAGGCAGCGAACTGATGGAAGGCTTGCCTTTTGAATACGATGTGAATGCCCTGATATTGGCAATCTTGGAAGGGTATATCAGCACTGACAACCTGCCCAAAGGATTGTATTTAAAAATTGCCGAGCATCTGAATAAAGGAGTTGATGAAGGGCTTGGCGATTTGACCCGAAGCAACTATGCACCTGACAGATTACTGCAAGCTGAGATGCGCGATAACATCTACATGTTTAGCGGTGCAAAAACCTATCAGCAGGTGCGAGATATGTCACAAGTGCTGGCAGGTGGTGTTGATATTGCCACCTTCAAACAGGCACGCGAGGCAGCCGAGAAAATCTTCAAGACCTACAATGTAACCTACCTGCGCACGGAGTACGACACAGCCATCGGCATGGCACAGAACGCACGCAAGTGGAATGATTTTGAGCGTGACAAGGCAAACTTTGACCTGCTCGAATACGATGCTGTCATGGATAGCAACACCAGCGACATCTGCCGACCATTGGATGGCATCAGGTTACCAGTTGACCATCCGTTTTGGAATACGCACTCACCTTTGAATCATTTCAATTGCCGATGTTTCCTGCGAAAAGTAATTGACAAAGCACCGACAAAAGCCGAGAAGGTGCAAGCGGTGAGCGAGAAGGTGACACCGAAGATGCAGGATGTTTTCAAAATGAATCCCGGAAAAGACAGGATAGTTTTTTCGAAAAAGCATCCCTATTTCGATGTTGCACCGAAGGACAAGGACAGGCTTGCTGATAATTTTGGATTGCCCAAACCACCCAAACCATAAACCATGAGCAGACAAACCATTCGGCAGATTCCTGACTATAAAAACAAAAGTCTAAAGGAAGTCATTGACTATTTAAAGATAGATATTAGCACCAAAAATTATGTCCGCATAAAAGCCTCCTATTACAAGCTAAGAGCAACAGGAGAAATATCACAACCTGATATACCAAGCAAATACGCAAGGAAAAAATCAAAAAAAATATCAGAGCCAACGATAGAGCAGCGGATAAATTTCGACCTAAACAAAGCAGCCGAGAACGCAAAAATCAGGGAATACAAAAACAAGTACAGCTACGCATTAAAGATGTGGCAGGAAGCCGACCAGCGTTTCGATGCACTTGTATCAGTTAAGCAGCCAGTTGATATATACGAAATCGAACCAACAACGATAAACGCAAAGGAAGAAGCGTGTCCTATCATCATGCTTTCAGACTGGCATTTTGAGGAAAGAATCGACCTTGACACGATAAACAACCTGAATGAATACAACCTTGACATAGCAGCGCACAGGTGGAACAAGTGCATCCAGAATTCCCTGAAATTAGTACACAAGGAACGATTTAGCAGCGACATAAGGCAGATGATACTTTGGCTTGGTGGCGATTTCATTACCGGATATATCCACGAAGAACTGGAGGAAAGCAACTACCTATCACCGACACAGGCTGTCAGGTTCGCAAAGGAGAGAATCATCACAGCGATAAAATTCTACCTTGAACATGGTAAGTTTGAAAAAATCACCATCGTTTGCAACTACGGAAACCACGGACGAACAAACAAAAAGCCTCGCGTTTCCACAGGGTACAAAAACTCATACGAGTGGATGATGTACAAGGACATTGAGGATTATTTCGCAGCAGAAAAAAGGCTGACATTCATCGTGCCGAATGGCTTGTTTGCCTATGTGACAATCTTCGACAGGACAATTCGCTTTTGGCATGGTGACAATGTTCATTATCAGGGTGGCATCGGAGGCTTGACCGTTCCCCTGATAAAAGCCATCCACAGGATGAACAACACCATTCATGCCGACTACAACATCATGGGTCACTACCATCAGTTGTTTGAAGCCACGAAAGACTGCTTCATAAATGGTTCGGGCATCGGCTACTCAGCATACGCCCAGCGAATAGGTGCATCGTTTGAAAAACCAATGCAAGGATTCAAAATGGTTGATAAAAAATATGGATTCACGACCAAACTGCCAATCTTCTGCGAGTGATATATCGTATCTTGGGAGTATGGCAACACCACGCAAACAAACACGCAAAACCCCTGTAAAACAGCGCAGAACAGCAGGAGCAAAAATAAAATTCCACGAGATGATACAATTCATGGAGTTGTTCAACACCATGCTGCAATCGGAGGTAGTGGATGAAAACAGAACGATGCCCGGCAGCGAACCAGTGTACAGGAGCGTGTACGATGAGCATGAAAAATTAATCATCAAATCAAAACTATTTTACATTCTGAATCTTCTGCCCGGTCAATAAATGAAAAAGAAAAACAATAACTTTGCAAGTTGATAGAAACATGAAACAAAAATTACTTTCTGATAAATTCATTGCCATGCTTAATGCAAGAGGCGAGGATGAATTGAATGCCGAGGCGATGTATCGCCAGTTGGCTAACATTGCGCAGGAGCGCGGTCTGTTTGGATTTCAGGAATTCTGCATTAAACAGGCAAACGAAGAAGCCGAACACTATCAGGGTGTTGTTAACCTGCTGAATGATTATGGCGTTTGCTTCGAATACAAGGTGCGACCATTGAAGATTAGTGAGGAGATGGGATTGGGCGAACTGCTCCTGCTTGCCTTCCAAACAGAGCATGACCTGTACATGAATTACCAAGCACTTGCCGACAACTGCGTGAACACCGATGCGAAAGAGTACGGAGTGTTTAACTTTGCCATCCACAAGGTTGACGAGCAGCGCAAGAGTGTTGGTGAGTGGGGTGACATCATTGCAAGATATGAATTGAATGGTGACATCTACGGATTTGACAACTACCTGAAAAGCCTGTAAAAGAAATGGCAAAGCGTGAAGGATTTGATTTTGACAAGGTGCTGGAAAAGATGAAAAGCACCAAGTCAAAACTATTGACCACGCTGGAGGTGCAAGCCACCGACCATTTCACAGGTTCATGGAAGAAAAAAGGATGGGTTGATATTGGCTTGGAGCAATGGAAAGAAGTACAGCGCAGACAGCCCGGCACGAAGGCATATAAAGCAGCGAAAAAAGCAGCGAGAACACGCGCGATACTTGTTCAATCGGGCAGGTTGCGCAGGTCGTTCTACACGCGCATAAAGCGGATGGACATCATACAGATAGCAAACAGCGCACCATACGCACAAGTGCATAATGAAGGGGCGCGAGGTTCAGCATTTGTTAAACCACATCAGCGATTTGTAAAGAGTGGCGAGTATGCAGGTTCAGGAATTTACAGCATCAAGACACGCAGAGAAAAGCGTGTTCAGTTGGAAGCAAAGCAACAAGTAAGAGGTTATTCACGCAGGGTAAACATACCACAGCGACAATTCATGGGACATTCTCGTCAGTTAGAAAAGCAGCAGATAAATTCAATAAAAAAGTGGATAGATGAAGCAGTTCGTGATTGATATAATTGAACGCATAAAGACCGTTTCGGGTGTTCAGTTTGTTGCTGTGTACAACCAGCAATACGAGCGCATCATCACAGGTAGTGATGATGGAGAGGATGGATTT